TAGTATTTAGCTGAAGCGACATTTATATTTATAAAGAAATAAACTATGCGAGAGCTCTATTTTGGGTAAACCCTGCCCCTCTCTGATCTGGATCACCGGTAGTTCTACCCATGACACCATTCGATCTTAGAATACCCGGAAATGCAGTATTCATAAAGTTTGTCGGATCATACTTTGGTACTGGAATCGTCCTATCAGGTATCTGACGATTCATAAGTTCTACTGTATTCTCCTGTACTGGAATGTTCTGGTTCAGTATGGGACTTGGTGGTTCGGAAGTCTTTGGCTCGTCATAATCTTCATTAAAATATGAAATACCCTTGGAATTAATAGAATATATGAGAAACCCAATGATAATGAGACCTAAATAAACAACCCGAAAGTCACCAGTCAGAAGATAGACTGCCGATGCGGCATAAAGAATGAAACGAATGGTTGCATTTGTATTATCAATATAGCTTCGCCCTTCTGAGGGCCAAAAGTCTGTTAGCTGACTTGTAGAAAAGAGATCGGAGCTCATTACTAGTATCTAGGATTTCTTTTGGGCAAACATATTCGACATACCCATCATGAGTGCTGAAGTATCAAGACTTCCTGCACTCATCTCACCGGCACACTTCTTAGCCATCTGCTCAATCATACTGAGCGTATCACCTGGAAGCGCCGAAATAGTGTTTCCAAGGATGTACAGAGTCTGAAGGTATTGCCAGATGGCATTCTTCGTAGTGTCCGAGACATCTGAAGTCCAAATGTTATTCAGCTTGAAATCCTTGAACACCTCTGGATTATTCAGAAAGAATGAATCATCCTTCGACATGATGTGCTGAGAGTACGGTCCGACATTCTGCATGAAATTCTCCATACATGCGCGAGAGTTCGCCTTGCGTAGCATCTCAAAAGACATCTGGTACTTTTTCATTGCTGGCTCCTCTGGAAACGTCTGTACGAGCTCCTCCAGAAACTGCTCCATCATATCATTGAATGCACTGATCGTAGTCATATATGTACATAGATCATTCTATCTTTAATAGGGTCCTGTAGACTTTGGCTTTCCAACTGAACCAAGGTACAAAATTCCATAAACCAGAATTGCATTGAGCAGTGCTGGCTTGAAAAACTTTGATTTCGGCTGATTCTCTTGGTTAAGCTTATCCTTTCCATAAAGGTAGAATGCTGTGACTATAAATGCCACAAAGGCTGCTATTGCTGGATTCTTAATAAAGTCCATTTAAGATTTGTAAACTTTTTATTCTGTGGCATCTGGCATCAGAACGTCATCCTCCACAATGGATTTCGTCTCCTCAATAGTTTTCGTCTCCTCAGGCTCAGACTCTGACTCGTACTGTGGCTCAGGCTCTTCGGGTGAAGATATGTTCATTGTGATGATATTCTGAAGTGGAACATAACTACGGATAACAACATCAATAGCCTTTGTAATACGAGCCACGAGACCACTCTCACGATGATCATCATCCGTCAGAAACTCTGGAGACTTGCAGATGAGAACCTGAGCAGCCTTGTAACACTTGCGAACAAACTCAGAGGTTGATGGAATAGTCAGAGAGAGCTTGACACTCTGAGAGTTGATCTTGACAGACTTTAGAATCTGAACTAGACTTACAATAGAAGCTTCAATAAGCTTGTCAAACCAAGGGCACTCCGCCTTTATGCGCTCTACGTGAACATCAACCGTATTCTCCGACCACTCGGAAATTTCAGAGGATATCTCCTTGAACTTTGCAACACGTCCCCTCCCGCCTCTGAGCATCTCCTCGGTATCATCATACATACGAAGAAATGTACTAGACATCTCAGGGATCATGCACTCCTGAATCATAATCATATATTCTCTACGAGCCTCGACTACCGCCTCCATTTTTACTTTGCTGGATTATTTTACTCGCAATCTTTCGCAAATTGATAAGTGACGGAAGATCCTCTTCGTCCATATCATTCATCTCTGGCTTGATGAGCTGAGCTTTCCCCCATGTGACTTCAAACACATAATCATTTTGTTTTACTGTATATCCAAGATTTACGAGCTGACGTTTCAAATATGAGGCTGCACTATCGATGTTGTACATTGGAAATCCCCAGACAAATGATGGAACCTCGAGAAGCACCTTTGGAAAACTCATCGCAACTGCACTTCGAATCTTTTTGTCAAACGTCTCTAGGATGTGCTTGTACGTCTCTTTTTTGAGATTTCTTCGGTGAGCCTCCAGCTGCTGTATCTCTTGAGCTGTAATCATATGATGGCTGCGTCAAAAAATTTACAACAAAATACGAGCCACAGATAATGGCAACTCTCATATATAGTGACAAGTGTCGTCACTGCTTTGAAATTATAGAATACATCAAAACCAAACCGGCTCTTCATTCCGTCATACAATATCAGCACGTGAATGAAGGTGTTCCTCAAGGAGTCACAAAAGTTCCAACTATGATTACTACAAACGGACAAATGTATGTCGGAAAGCTCATCAAAGACTATCTTGTATCTCTAACACAAGAGAAGATTGAAAAATATGGGTTTTCAAAGATGCACGCCATCAAGTCGGGAAAGTACACGCCTGTATCTGGTATAAATCGTGATCTGAGACCAGTAATGACGTCCGAACTCGAACATAAAATTAGCCAGTCTATTGAAAAGGGTCTCGAGAGCTTAAAAAGGTGAATTCTCTCTCTTGTAGGATGTTTCTAAAAACTGTACAAGCAACATCTTTCAGAAATATATTCGAAGTACTAAAGGATATCATTAATGATATCAATATATACTTTGATTCAACAGGTATTCGAATTAGTACCCTAGATACTGCTCGTGTCTCACTTGTCCATATGGTTCTGGGTGCTGAAAACTTTGAAGAGTACTCGTGCCCTACAGAGATTATAGCCGGTCTCAATATAGGAAACACATACAAGCTTCTCAAGTCCATTACGAATAATGATACTCTCAGTATAAGTATTAATGGACCAGAGTTTATGGATATAGTAATACACAACGAGTCTAAAAAGTCAATGTCCAAGTTTAGTCTCAAACTCTTGGATATTGATGAAGAGGTTCTTGATATACCAGATATCAATATGGATATGGTGACTACACTTCCATCTGTAGACTTTCAGAGGATATGCAGAGACATGGGAAATCTCTCGAATGATATTAAGATTCGACGGCACGAAAACTTTATTACATTTTCGTGCTGTGGAGATTTTGCAAATCAAGAGACACAAGTCACTTGTGCAGAAAGTGTCTCATCAGAAATGAGTAACATATTCAGTCTACGATACATCAATCTATTTACCAAGGCGACTGGTATGTCTTCAAGTGTTCAGCTCTTGCAATCTTCTGGGAATATAGAGATGCCAATTATACTACGCTATACAGTGGCCAACTTGGGTGATATCAAATTCTTCTTGGCGCCAAAGACTGATGTTTGACCAATTACATTTGTAACTTCAAGTGTGCCTTCTTCAGGCTCGATGTGAGTCTCATCTTCAAAGTGCAAGTAGAGACCAACCTTGGCATTGTTCTGTTTGAATGAAAGCTTCGGTATCCAAGTCTTTTTGATAACCTTGTAAAATATAAAGTCGAGCTCGGGATCCTTTCCATAAAAGTCATTTCTCGGACCTGAATACTTTTTTATTACATCAATCACATTTCTCCCATTCCATAATGCAGCCTGGATTGGGAGAAAGAAACCTCTTGCGATACTCTTTGGGAGTGTTTCACCTATATACCTGTAGACTTTACCATTATAAAAGTACTCAATCACTTTGACTCGTGTATTGTTCACGAGTACCTGAATATTTCGAATAGTCCAGTCACGTGGTCTGAAAAACTTTATAAAACCGACAAGTGCAAAAAATAATTGCTTCATTAAAAGAATGAAGCTGATACTCTTTAATGGAGGCTCGATTCAACGAAAAGGTTAGGGAACTCGAAGGCTCGGAATTGTACGATTACATAGCACAATGTGTCCCCTTTATATCTGAATACACAACCAAGACTGATAAGGGTGTCCAGAGAAAGGATATATATGACAGATACTTGTCTCGTGTTGAAGATGGAAGCTATCAATCAAAAAGACACGTGTCAGTCAGAGTATGTGAATGTGGTTCGACAGAATTTATAACAGACACGTCTTCATCAGAAGAGATTTGTACTGCATGTGGAAGAGTAGAGTATGTGCTCGGAGAAGAGTTGGGATTCAAAGAGGAACAAGAGATGGAGAAGAATATAAGTTATTCTTACGATAGAAAGAATCACTTTAATGAGTGGATCGCACAATTCCAGGCGAAGGAATCAACAACAGTTCCAAAGGAGGTTATTGCAGAGCTCAGAGCCGAGTTCAAGAAGCAAAAGATCAAAAACCTATCAGATATTACACACGGAAAGGTTCGATCTTTGCTCAAAAAGTTGAGACTCAACAAGTACTATGAACACGTACCATATATATCTACAGTTCTGAATGGAATAGAACCGCCGCGAATGCCACAGGTACTTGAGGATAAGCTGCGGCTTATGTTTGGTCAGATCCAGGCTCCGTTCAAGAAGAATTGTCCACCGGACAGAAAAAACTTTTTGAGCTACTCGTATGTTTTGTACAAGTTTTGTGAGCTCTTGTCAGAGGATGAATACATCAAGTGTTTCCCNNTNCTCAAAGACAAGTCNAAGATTTATAAGCACGATCAGATTTGGAAAAAGATTTGCGACGATCTCAAGTGGGAATTCATTCCGACAGC